GTTTTTTCTTATCTACTTCCATTTATAAGTTTTCATAATGTTCTATTAACTTATTAATATACCATTTGGCTTTCTCTAAGTCTTGTATGTTAGCGTTCTTCATACGATGTCTATGAATGTATTTGATAGCTGAACCCTCTAAATAACTAGGAAACTCAGACCCAAGTTGTTGTTTTATATACTCAATACACTCCACCTTCCCATTGTTATAGTGTGCTGGTTTGTGTACTGGGTCATGCTTTTTCTTTTTAATACTCATTTTTATTTCACTCCTTTTAAATAATTTATTAGCCTTTGTTTGAAAAGACCACTCTAAAAACCTATCTATAATTCTACTTGTCATAATATTTGTTGGATTTTCTTATATTATCTTTTGCCCATAAGGGTTGTAGATTGTCTAAAGACCAACATTCTTTTATGTCGTTTATATCTTTTAAATTAAACAATGACTGCGGTTTTATATGGTCTATATGAATTTTTCCATTTCTAAAATCTTTCCAACTCATGTCATTGGTAAATTGTTTTTCTAAATGATTTTTTAATTCTTCTTTTGTATAACCTAAAATATCTAAATATTTGGTGTTTTGATTTTTTGAAACAGATAATCTTATTGCATAATCTAAGTTTGGATATTTCTTTTTCTGTTTTGTAAGTTGATTCCTTAATCTTTCTTTTAAATTAAATTCAGTATCATACTTATATCTTATTCTGTAAATTAAAGCACTTGCTTTAGGATTGTCTTTTTTAAGCTCTGACCAATCACTATCTGATATTTGATAATGCTCTTTGTAATGCTTTAAATCCTTTTTAATTAATTTTGGATTAAACTTATCTAATTTTGAATTAAACTTATTTAATCTTATTAAGAGTTTATTTAATTGTCTTTTATTCTTTAAAATAATTTTTTTTTGTCTTCTATAAAATAAAAGCATATCAACTGTAATGTTTAATTGTTTAGCTTTTTTCTTTCTTCTATTTCTAGTAGTCCAAGATGGTAAATTATTTATACTTCTTTTTCTTGCTCTTATTTTTCTATTTTTTTCTTTTTCTATGTACATACATTCTTTACATTTACCTCTTAAACCTGATTTTGTTTGTTTGCAAACATAAAAATAATCTAATGTAGCTAGTTTCTTTTTCTTACAGCAATTGCAAATTTTATCTAACATCTCTTCTCACAATTTCATTCTTACATTTTTGTATGACCTTTTTCTTTGCGTTAGATGATTCAATATAATCATTTAGTTCTTTAATTGTCATACTCTTCATGTAGTAATGTTGGACTTGGGTTTTTCCTGTAACCCTATCTCTTATCTTTGTGCTTTGTTTGAATTTAATTGGCATTTATGTTCCTCAGTTAATTTATCTATTCTTATACAATACTTTTCAAAAATAGATGTTGGTATTAAGTAGGCATCAATCTTTTTGCCTTGTATTCTAAAACCAACACCTTTTAAAATCTTTTGCTCTTCAATACATTTGTTTATGTTTTCAGTTTCTATCCAATATATTTTAGATTCTGTAATGTAAGCAAATATATTTGCAGTTGTTGCAGCTATGCCTGACTCTACGTTTTGACATGATGACTCTATAAATATATTACCTGTACTATCTGTTTGTGCATCTCTTTTTACTTCAACAGTCTTATTTATCTCAGGAATCATTATGTCGTATTCTTTATGATATCCATCTTGTTTATAAGCTGTTTTATATTTTTTAAGAATTAACTCTAGTATTAGACTTTCTCCTTTTTCACCAAAGGGTAAATCTCTATCACGAAATTCATTCACTTTTCTTTATCCTTTTCTTTTTTCTTTTTCTTCTTCTTACCAAAGATAGCTTCCCAGTTATCTTCGTATCTTTTTGTATTCTCTTTCCTACGACCTGAGCCTTTGCCACCATGCCACTTAGTCATGGCAAAAACAACTTCTAGTATCATCATCAAGTAAATCTAATTGAGTGTTATCTTCTGCAATTTGCACAATATCAATAAATCCCTGACCATTAGATTTAAAAGTTGCAACGTAATTAGAGCCATAATCTTTTTTGGCTTTTGCTATTTTGGTCTCTTGTTTAATCCACCAATCAGCTAAATCAGGTCTTTCTTTTATAATCTTTACTAAAGTTTGCGTACCTTTTAAGTAACACAAATCACAGTTACCAGCTATAGTTTTACCATTGTAGTTGGGTAGCTTTAAATCAAAATTGCTTTTTTCCCAAAACTCTCCAACATGCTCTGCTGTAACTTTATTGTCATAAAGTGGCATTAATGATTCCCATTTATTTTTGTTAGCTTCGTTTTGATTTTTTTGTTTTGATACCCTTCTAGGTTCATCATATCTAAGACCTATGACATTAAACCACTCTTTGTAACCCTTTGACCTCATAAATCTAGCCATAACACTTACTTTTAATTCTGCTGTACAAATTCTCATAGCTGGATTTGGTAACATTTTCTTTCTATCTATCAATGCTTCAAAAGGTTCACCATTCCTACTAGCTGTTTTGTAATTAACTTCTTTGTTTCTATAAATTGGTCTTTCCTCATGTATATCTAATTCCAACCAATTCACTTTTACATCCCACATCTCTTCACAATCATGTATGAAATCTAAAGTTTCATCCATCTCTTTACCAGTATTTGCAAAAACCACATGCACATCTTCAGGTAATTTACCATTATGTGCTTTAAGTATTTCATGCAACATATATGCTGAAGTTCTACCGCCACTAAAACTAATTAATGCAGGTTCATCTATTTTGTATTTATTTTTCATAATTTATCCTTTGAAAATTAACAGCCTTATCTAATTTAGATAACAACTCTTTAGCCTTCATAAAATCTTCAGGGATGCATCTAAGTAATTCTTCTACACTAAATATCATCATGTCAGGCTCATCTTTATGTATCTTTTGTAAGATAGGTTTCTCATCATCAGTATCACAAACTAAAGCAGTCTTCTTATCAAAGTTAAAACATCTAGTATTAGGTTGTATTCTCATATAACCACTCTCTTCACATTTCTTGTTAAGTGAATCAAATGCTCTAGTCATCATCTCAACCATTTTAATCTTTTCTTTAACATGACCTTTGTAAAGTGCATCCTTAAACATAGATTCTGCTCTGCAAAACTTAATCTCAAAATCTACACCTAACATCTTAAATATTCTTTTCCTAGAACCCCACCTCTCAAAAGATTCAGATTCATATATTCTTAACTTCTTCAATTCACTTTCAAAAGATTCATCTAAATATGTCTTCATTGGTTTGGTCTCCAATCGTGAAATTCATAGTGGTTTGGGTTGGTTGCTTTAGAAAAGCAAACCAAACCAACCAACTTTTTGATAATTTGGGGTAAAAAACCAAACCAAAACAGACCAAAACCAAACCAAAACCAAACCATATCAAAATACCTCATTATCGAAAGATTTTGACTGGTAGCCATAGCCTTCTTTGTAATGCACTAAATCATGTGCTTTTAAATCTGCTAATCTAGTTTTTAGCGTACTATCTTTAATATCCATTCTAGCTGCTAATATTGAATACTTAACCCAAACACTAATAGGGTCATTAGGCTCTTTTTCCTTCTGATATTCTTCTATAGCATCTAATGTTTCTTTTCTTGCTGATGTAAGCATCATCTCTTTAGGAGACTCTAGCGTTAGTTTCAGTACACCTGAAGTAACATTACTAAAGCCAAAGACTTCTACTTCATGGAACTTAAAGTTCATAGGCTGTATTGGTCTACCATCTTTAACAAGTGTTTGGTCAACAGATACAAGCATAGCTTCATCATCACCGCTTCTCTTAACCCTAAACTCATAATCAAGTGCTGCTGGTAATACAGAGCTTCCTCTTGCCCTTGCTGAAGACCCATGACCAGTATGATGTACTATCACTATAGAAGCATTAAACTCTTCTTTAAGCATGTCTACACGCTGTATAAAGGTATTCATGTCTTTAGTGCTATTCTCATCTAACCCATAGTTTCTAGCTAAGGTGTCGATAATAATCATACCAATGCCATTGTTCTCAGCTTCTAAGTCTCTACAAACCTGTTGCAAGATAGCAAACTCTTCATCATCACCTATCCTTGAACCTCTATTAGATACAAGCAAAGGTTTCTTATCTAAGTTCATGCTATAGAACTGCTCATACGCCTTAATACGCCTACCAACTGCATTAGTTCCCTCACCTGCAAGATAAAGTACAGTTGATGGTTTAGTGTCATATCCATAGAAATCTTTACCTGAAGCTACAGCACAACCCATAGCAATAGCTATAAATGACTTACCTGACTTTGGTGCACCAAATATAGAAGTAACAGTTCCACGTTCTATGCATCTATCCACTAACCAATCAGGCTCAGTAATATTAGCCATAATCTCATTTACTGTTTGAAAATATAAACTTCCTTTTGGTCTTTTAGCTGTATTGCTTTTTATGTAATCTTCCAATGATTTAGAATCTGCAAAATAACCTGATTCATACGCATCCCATAAATCATCTTTTTCATTAAAATCTTTTGGTGGTTCAGCAATTAAAACGCTACAACCATTTTGTTTTAGGTGGCTAGAAATCTCATTAGCAACCTTCTTACCAGCTTCATCATTATCAGGAAATATCCAAACATCTCTTCCATAGATAGGTGACCAGTCAGCTTTTTGCCAACTATTAACGCCACCATGCCATGTACAAGCATCTCCATCCTTCCTTATAGCTTCACATCCACGCAATGCTTTCTCACCTTCATTAATAATAATAGGTTTATCAGGAAAGTTATTAGTGTGATAGATAGGTAGCAACCCTTCAGGTCTTCGCATAGACCATGAACCATCAGGATTCATACTAAAAGGTGCATACTTTTGTTTTATAGGATGTCCATCAGGAAACCTCATAACCCAAAAATTAGTAGAATACTGCACTTTTACTATTGCTTGAGAATGAAGTTCCCTCATTTGGACTTTTGTAAAAGACCTTGCATTGCCCTTGTTAATGCCATTTGGGGGAGTCACATTAACGCTGAGTAAGGAGTCATTAGGCAATGCTTGGTCATAACCAAACTGTTTTAAAATCGTTGACACATCTTCATTAAGGTATTTTATTAAATCTACAACTCCACCACCAAAACCTTCTTCAAAGTTATAGAAAAGACCTTTTTCTAGGTTTAAAACCATACTGCCATGAGTATTCCATCTCATTTCTGTAGATGAAATACTCTTAGGCTCACCTAGAAGCTGCTTAGCAACTTCAGGTGCGATTCTTTGCCAATCTACGCTTGACATCTAAAATGGAATATCATCATCGCTAAGTTCAGTCTTAGCTACCATTTCAGCTACTTTATCAGCCAGTCCCTCGTTAGGAGAAACAAAACCATCATCATTGTCAACTGGTGCATCAGGGTCAACATACCAATCAGGTACTTGAAAACCTCTATCACCCCACTTAACAAATTCAAATGTTATTTCAGATGAACTACCCATGCCTACTTGAATAG